GGGTTTCCGTATGGTGTGACGGTACAAACTGGTATGTCAAAGGAATGGGAGTGGCTGCCGGTTCGATTACATTCACAGCCGTCTAATCCGTAAAGGTCATTGATTAAAAACTAATCTTTGAACCTTCGCCCCCTCCCTCTCGCCCCCTGTCGGGAGCATCAAATGAGGGAGTGGGGATCGAGGGTTTAACAAAAACATATGTCAAACAGATCATTTAATTTAGGAACACCGTTCACGTTTCAATTCAACGTGACGACCTCGGGAACGCCCGAGCAGCTTACCGTAAAAAGGCGAGCGGCAACGATTGCGTTCAATGAGAATACGGCTGCCGCTGATACCATTACTGATTCGGCAAGCGGTTTCCTCACTGCCGGCTTTCAAGCTGGCGATCAGATAACGGTATCAGGATCCGCCTCAAACGACGGAACTTACACCATCGGTTCAGTTGCTGCTGGAACGATTACGCTTCTCGTAAGGAACGACCTTACTACCGAAGCAGCCGGAGCGACTGTTATTCTCACTGCTCCGAAAACTGTTCCTGATGGAGTGGGGGTTACGGTTAAGGCGAAGAACGCAAATACCGGGATCATCCATCTCGGTTATAGTTCGGCAACCGCACTCAATACTGGCGGCGCGAGCTTCACACTCGACAACAACGAATCGGTCGGGCTACAGGTCGAAAACATAAATAATATCTGGCTTGACGCTACGGTAAGCGGTGAAGGTGTAGAAATTATCTTTGAAAAAAGCGTACAGGCATAAACTTATGACTTTACGATTCTTCAACAATCAAGGAAAACCGGACACTCGCAAGATTGAATACGATCAGGCGATAGTTCAAGCTGGGCTTGAAAAAGCCCAGCTTGAAGCGGAAGTTGAGAGGAAACGGAACGAATTGAAGAATCTTAATATCGCCTGCGACCCTGTACGAAACGTGTTCAGACAGAATCAGGAAAAACTTGAGAAAGAACAAGGCGTTGCCGTTCAAAATAAAGTCGATGAGCTTAAGGCGTTTGACGACAATGTTACGGCGAAAAGATCAGAGTTGGCGCTTTTGGAAACAAAGCGTAATGTTCTTGAAAAGCATATCGAGGAAAAAAATCAGGACCTCTCGAGTTTGTCGGTTGCCGTTTCTGAAGCGAATGATAAGAAACTAAAAGTTGAAAGTGAAGTCAGCGCCGCAGAGGAAGAGCGTTCTAATAGACGGCGCAGAATAGCGGACATGAGCAGCGAGTTTAACGCAGCGAAAGATAATCTTGAAATTATCAGAGAAGATCTTGTTAAAGCTGGCAGGCAGAAAATTGAAATCGATGAAGCTGTCCGAAAGGCGAATAAAGATCTCGAAGAACTAAATAACATCATTTCCATTTTGCAGACAACCAATAAGCAGGGGCTTGATATTGTTGCCTCCTTTGAGGGAGAGCGCAAGCGCCTTCAGGAAAAAGAAGAGTTTTTGAAACGAAAAGAAGCCGATCTTCTCATATATGAGAATCGGCTCAAAAAGCATTGTATTAAGGTCGGATACGATGTCGAAATGATATTCAAATAATGGTATAATACTATTATGGGAATGTACGAAAAGTTCACGCCAGTAATCCAGCTCGATGAGATTACTTCTGTTGAGGAAGGAATCCTTGAGGATCTTGCCGCGATTTCATTTGCTACCGGAGATATCATTTATTATAACGGTACTGATTTAGTAAAACGTGCTATAGGAAGTTCCGGTCAAATACTTCAAGTAAGCAATGGAGTTCCAGTATGGGGATCATTCGGTGTTTCCGGCGGAGGCACTGGTCTAACTTCGCTTACTCCTTACGCGGTTATTACTGGAGGAGTGACATCTACTGGAGTAATGCAGCAAGTGGATGGATTAGGATCTTCCGGTCAGTTTTTAACATCACAGGGAGCGGGATCGCTTCCTATATGGACTACCGGCGGGGGCGCTCCCACGGACGCAAGTTATGTTGTGTTGGGTGCGAATGGAACCCTTACTGCCGAGCGTATTCTGACCGGTACTGCAAATCAAATTGTCATTAGTGATAATGGAGCTGGAAATACTGTTGTGCTTTCATTGCCGCAGAGTATCGCGACGACTTCAAGTGTTCAGTTTGCCAACATTACAGGAAACTCAATTCTTGCGGCCTCAAATGATGTTGGCGCTCTTGGCGCGTCAGGCACCGCATGGTCTGACCTCTTTTTAGCCTCTGGTGGGGTCATCAATTTCTTTGAAGGAGATGTGACCATCACGCATTCTGCGAATACTCTAACATTCGCGGGAGGAACTGTAGTGCTTGGGACGGCAACGGCTACCGGAGGATTGACAGGCAATGTCACCGGCAATGTTTCGGGAAGCGCCGCTACGGTCACCGGCGCTGCACAGGCAGCAATTACTTCTCTTGGAACTTTAACGACGCTTACTGTTGATGATATTACAATTAACGGCAACACCATCTCTTCCGCAGGCGCTTCTACGCTTGCTATTACTCCGACGGCAGGACAGGCGATAACCTTTGACGGAACTATTACTCTTGATGCAGGAGTTATCGCTGGTGCAACATCAATAACTTCGACATCATTCGTAGGTGCTCTTACCGGAAACGCAAGCACCGCGACAGCTCTTCAAAACGCGAGGACGATAGGCGGGACAAGTTTTGATGGCACAGCGAACATTGTTCCGGCAACAATTACAGTCGCCGATACCATTAGCGTAACCTGCAACGTAGCTTTATTTGAATCGGCTACGGGGGATTTAGCTCCAAAAACAGATGCGGGGCTAACCTATAATGCTTCAACTGCTACTTTAACGGCCACGACTTTTGTCGGCGCTTTGACGGGCACGGCAAGCGGTAATTTAGTGTCTGGTGGTGCATTAGGCACTCCGTCATCGGGAACGCTTACGAATTGTTCGGGACTTCCGCTTTCAGGGGTGACAGATTCAACATCGGAAGCATTAGGTGTCGGTTCTCTTGAATTGGGCCATGCCACAGATACCACTATTGCCAGAGTTTCTGCTGGAGTTGCTTCGATTGAGGGAGTAAACATTCTAACCACTGCAGGTGGAACTCTTACTGGAAACATTACTTTAGGAGAGGGGGCTGATCCTGCGACCATAGGAATTGTGGTTGATGGCTCTCTTTCTGCTGATGAAAGATACTCCGGGATTACGGTTCCCGGAACTGCCGGAGCTACGATTGCCTTTGGCGATATTTGTTATCTTGATGTGACCGCAGGTGAATGGCTGCTTGCTGACGCATCTGCCGTGTCAACTGCTGGCAATGTGCCGCTTGGTATCTGTGTGGATGTAAGTACAGACGGAGCAGCAACTTCAATGTTGCTTATTGGAACTGTTCGTTCGGCTGCTTTTCCTGCTTCTGTCGCATTGGGTGCGCCATTGTATGTTTCTGAAACCGCGGGAGATATTACGGCAACCGCACCAACAACGACAGATTCTGTTATGCGCAGAGTCGGATGGGCGGTTACAGTCGAACCGAACACGATTTATTTCAATCCGAGTAATGACTATATAACACACACCTAAAAATGAAACTTGATGATATTATTAAAACTAAAACAGGAATTGAACGCAGAAAATTAAAAGGGCAAGAAATTGCTAAACTTAAAAGCATTAGAAAGGAAAAGGCAAAAAATCAAAAGAAGAAAAAGCCACTTTTTAAGCGGTAAAGGTCGAATCAAATAAATTAAATAATACATCTATATTATGGCAACAATAAAACAACTATTAGGTGCAGCGGCTTCATTAACAATTACTCTTGCTTCTCTTGCTAATAACGCGGGTAGGGGTTCTACGGCGATTGACAATGGGACAACCCTTGCTTTTGGAGCAGATATTCGCGTAAAAGTAAAAACCGGCGCTTCCGGTGTTTCTTCTACTGGTTATATTGCTGTATATCTTGTGAGTTCCGAAGATGGGACCTCTTATGATGATGGGTTTGGCGGTTCGGATGCCGCACTTACACCGGTAAACGCTCGTCTTTTGGGCTATATTACCGCAAATGCAAATAGCACAACTTATAATGCGGTATTTGATACTGCCGCACTCGGGATAACTCTTCCACGTAAGTGGGCAATTTGTCTTTTGAATAAGACTGGAGCGGCTTTAGATAGCACTGCTGGAAATCACGAAATTAAATATACTGAAAAATCAGTACAGTCCGCATAACATTTGCTCGGCAAGTAGCTTTTGGCGAAAACCGGGCAAAGCAAAATGCCATGGCAAATTTATCATTTTATAACATACGTAGGGGCTCAATAGCCGCGTTTTTCAGGAATAATCCTTATTTAAAAGCATATTATCAATTTTCTGGAGATACCCAAAATCTTTCAGATAAAAGCGGAAATGGATATTCACTTACAAATCTTAATTCATCGGGTTTCAGTAAGGGGAAATTTGGTTTATCTTTTGACACATTAACGGGAAATCCAAATACATCGTCAGGAAAGGTACTTTACAACTCTTCCGATATAGGACCCGGGAATATAACAGTAATGGGATGGGTTGAGCCAAACTCTGAAACAACAACAGAAACCGACCTGGGAGGAGATTGCTATTTTAATTGTTCGAAAAATGAAGCCGGACCAAATACGAGTGTGGCTTATGGCATTTCGCTTTTTGACAATAATAATACACAAGCTCAGGTGATAAGATTTTTTAGATTAAAAGAAAGTGTCGCCTGGACATATATTGATTACACATTTAAGCCAAAAATAGGTAAAAAATACTTTTTTGCCCTGACTTTTGATGGGACAACATTAAAAGGATATATAAATGGAGAACTTGTCGCTTCCTACAATCCTTCAAACGGTAATGGAAGTAGTGAGAATGCTATTGGAGTGATGCATATAGGGGGAAGAAAAACAATCACCGGCGCAGTGGCTAATGCTTCGGACGCGAAAATAGAAGAAGTTGCGGTATTTCATCCAATATCGTTATCAGAGCAAGAAATTTCTGCTTACTATAATTGGGCGATGGGCAAGAAAAAAAAATCATTTTTTCTTTTTGCAGACCAAGGCGGTGGAACGGTTGCGGTAAAATCAATAAATGGATTGGCAAAAGCATCGGTGAAAACCGTAAATGGTTTGGCTATTGCCAGTGTAAAAACTTTTAATGGTCTTGGTTAGGTATATAATAATTATATGGGAATAACTAAACAGGGTTGGGAAAAAAGAAGAAGAAATGGTATAATTATTAGAAAGGGTCGCCCGGTCGAACGACCTATTATAAATCAACCTTAACCAAAAAAAATACTATGTCAGCAGGACAACCAAATTGGCTAAAGTTACTGGATATGGGGAAGCTTCCGAAGGCGCAGCGCGGCAAGATTCCTGTCATTGCTCAACTTGATGCGGCGGAAGCCGTCATCGAGGAAATCAAGAAGGGATGCTGCGACGAGTGCCGGGCGAAGTTCTTTCCCGGTGCAAAAGCCCAAGCGGATGCGGAGGTCGTGACTGTCAAGTGCGGAGTAGAGGGTTGCGATTTCATCGCGCAGGGTAAGCTGAAGATGAACGCCGTAAACGCTTTACGCAAGCACATGGCAGACGTTCACACCCCGGCGCAGAAGTCGGAAAAATAAACGGAGGCATAAACTATGCCGAAGAATTTTATCAAAGCAAACATATCGAAGCTGACGCTTAATGCGCCGCAGCTTGTTCTTGACGCCGACGCCGCGGCCGGCGCTACTTCGATTACGGTAAAATCCATTCTTGGAGTTTCGACGAACAACATTCTTCTCTTCCGCGACATAGGCAACGAACACGCTGAAATCGTGGCAACGCACGCTTCAACTTCTCCGTCAGGCAATACTGTAACGCTGGTTGCCGCCGGTCTTGCGGAGGCGCATCCGGCCGGAACTGTAATTCACGTTATTCCGTGGAATCAGGTTCGGTTTTATCGAAGCGCTACCGAGGATGACGCGAATAGCGATGCCAGCAATTTATCGGCATTGGCCGCGGCTCAAAACATAGATCCGACTGAAGTCGATAATGTTTATGTTGATACGACGATTACAAGCGGCTTCTTCTATCATCGATTTTCCGATTCAATCAACTCGGTAAATGATGTTTATTCCGACCCTATACCTTATGGAGCTTTTCGCGTTGAGTTTGAAGAAGATGAAGTTGGCTACATCCTTGAGTTTGTCCGTCGCAAACTCGGGCATGACTGGGATGACCGTTTCTCAAAGCAAGCCGCCATCGACGAGGTGAACGCCTGCCTCCGCTATATGCAGGGCAAGCTCAAGCACTGGTCGCGCTATCTCGTGCAGGATCATGTTCTCGGCGCCACGGCCCGGGGCGTTCTTGATGTGGCGCTGCCGGCGGACATCTACGATGCGAACACGAACAAATCGCTTCTCAACGTGAGAATCGGCACCTCGCTCACGCCGCTTATTCCGCTTGATGAGAAGGAGTGGGATATTATGCTGCAGGAGGTGGCGTATACACAGGTAAGAACACTTGCTGTTATCGGCAACACTTCTCTTCTGATTGATAACTCTTACGACTTCGATAACGATGGCTCGGTGAACGTCTATACGTCAAATGCCGTAGATGCGATTACCTATACCGGCGTGACGCGCTCGGTAACCGCCGGGGTATTGACCGGCGTGCCGGCATCCGGTGACGGATCAATCGCCGTTGCTCATGCGGTAGATACCTATGTGTGGCAGAACGAAGTAGAGGGACAGCCGCGATACTTTAATGTTAAGGATGGTCGTTTAAGGACGTGGCCCCTTTGTGATTCAACGTGGCAAAATAAGAATATTTTTGCCGATTATTGGGAAGAAGCGACTACGGTTGATTCGGAATCAGACACTATTGACGCCGCTCGCTATGACGCGGTCAAGCACTGGCTGTTGTGGCAGGGCAAGAACTACTGGCGCAACAATGGCAAGTCGGACACGAAGGATGATGATTTCCTTCTCTTTGGCGACATTCTAAAAGCGGCAATCAGAACGGAAGTTTCAGGACAGAAGTTCAAACTGAAGCCGAAGATCAATCAAATAAATTATCGAACTCGACCGAGAGGCAAGTTCGAAAATACATAACCTATGGCACGCCTACCCGAAACAATTAAATGGAGAGATGTTTCTGCGGGAAATGTGCAGAAAGTTTCTTCAGATATTACTATTCCGAACTCGGTGCCGTTCTCGATGAACGTCATCTTTGACGATGTTCTCGGAGAAGCGGTATCGCGCAAAGGAACTGCCATCGTCGGCAGCCAGCTTGCCGCGTCGCAGGCGTGCTTGGGTTTGTATCAGCACATCGATTCCGGTGCGGCATCAAACAAGCTCTTTGCCGTGTTCTCGACAATC